TTCTGTAATATTAGCACACAATCATCCTTCAGGAAATACAAAGCCAAGTCAGGATGATATTAACTTAACAAATAAAGTAATAAAAGCAGGTGAAATAATGGACATAAGGGTGTTAGATCACTTAATAATAACAGATAAAGAGTTTTATTCAATGGCTGATGAAAATTTGATATAATTGCAAACGTAAAACAAACGATTATGCCAGGTGGAAAAGGAAACATAAAACCAGAAGATAATACAAACGGATTTCAAAAGAATCCTCAAAATATTAATCGTAAAGGAACCAATCCTTCTATTAAGAATCAACTCAAAGAGTTACTATTTAATGAAGGCGAATTACCAATACCAGCTGATCAATTAATTAAAGAAAAAACAATTGATGGTAAAAAGTATTTTGTATTCAAGATCCCGACTCAAAATGCTTTGGCATTAAGATTATTAAGCTTAGGAATGTCAAAGAATACAAACGGGTTTAATGCTTTGAAATTATTATTAGAAACGTTTGACGGTAAAGCTAAACAGGAAGTTGACTATACCGACAAAGGCAAGGAGCCAACCGAGGCCGAAATTGATGCACGAATCAATGAATTAACTAAAAAGGATAAGAAGAAATGTTAAAAGAAGAAATTTATAGAATAATAAAATTAAATAATAAAATTATATAAAATGAATAGAGAAACATTTATCAAAAAAACCAGAATAAGTGAGCCATTGCTCACTAATTTAGAAAATGAACTTGACCGTTTGTTTTTATGTCTTTGGAATTACAAAACAATAAAAGACTTAGTTTTTAAAAGCGTAATTGACTTTGAAATGTTGTTAGCTCTTTTAATTTTATTCAATTGTGAAAATATAGGCAACTTTAAAGAATGGTGTGAATTTGTAAAAGCTGCTGCAGATAGAGGTTATCAGGTTAAAGATATAAAACAACTTTATTTATCATGGCAAAGAAATTTTGATAATGAAGTATCTGAAATTGACTGGGAATTATTACATAGGTATTGGGCTGTATTTGAAAGACATATTAAACCAGGCAAAACAGACTTCAATAAACTAGCTGAAGAAATCAAAGAAATACAAAATAAATCATTTCCATATAATATACTTCAATCATTAATTGATGCTGCTAAACTATCTAAACAATTTGAAAATGCTTGTAGGGATTTAAGTAAAGCGACTAAAGTTGATAAAACTATCGAAGAAAAGAAACAAGAACTTATGGATTTAATAGGTAATACAAAAATGAAAGACCTTAAACTAAGTGAGATTATTAGTTATATGAAATTCTTACAACGCAAATAAAATGAACTTATATCTAGATATTGAAACCACTGGATTACCTCCAAAGAATTCAAACTGGAAAATTGACTACATGAGATTCCCTCACATAGTATCTATTTCATGGATTTATAACGGTAAAGAAAATGACTACATAATTAAGCCTGATGGTTATTTAATACCTGATGAGGCAACAAAGATACATGGAATAACAAATGAAATGGCAATTAATGATGGATTTGATCTTAGATCTGTTTTATTATTACTTTTAATTGATTCTGCTGAAGCTAATAAGATAATCGGGCACAATGTATATTTTGATATTTCGATAATTAAGGCTAATGTGTTAAGAAAAATAAAAAATGATAAGCCAGTTATGTTTAGCAAAGAATTAAATGCTAATATAGATATTTTCAACATCGCTAATTTTAATAACACACTACATAAAGACAAAAGAATTGATACCATGATGAAATCAATTAAGTTTGTTAATGCAAAACATAAAGACGGTCGGGGTGGCAAATGGCCTACATTAATTGAATTATATGATAAGTTATTTAATGATTCATTCCCTGCTCATAATTCAATGGATGATGTAAGGGCAACAAAACGTTGTTATGAGAAGTTAGTTAAATTGGGAGTTATTTAGTACCTTTGGATATGACAGAAATAAAACTTAGAGTTAATTTATCAAAATTCAATGATGAAAAAAAGTTGTTTGACCAATTAGGTAGAGTATCAGCTTTATTAATTGAACGCTATAAAATAGATTGTAATATGACAACATACATACTTGTCAATGAATTTATTACTATTTTCTTCCATCCTTATAATAAATCAATTATGGTTATTGAATTAAGCGATTTTGATAAAATTTATAATATTTATATAGATGGATGTAATTGAACCAACTGAAATTAACATAATTGAATTAATAATAAAACAAGTAAGCAATAATAAATACAAACCTAACTATATTTGGTTACCAATAGATAAATGTAATGTATGTTCTAATAATTCACTTAAATTTACAGATAACAGAACTAAATTAGTATGTGATAATTGTGGAACTAACATCGTAAATAAAACTAAAATGAAAAAAGATAAAGTAATCGAAATACTTAGAAATTGAATAAATGCAAAACCTAACACTACCAGAGAAAAAGGAATATTTAGAACTATTAGAGAAAAAGGCATTAATTAAATTAAAGAAAAGTTTAAAAGAATCCCTTTTAGATTTTACTATATATTTTTACAAAGAATTAAGGGGCACTGATTTTATAGTTAATTTCCATCATGAAATAATATGCGATAATCTTCAGAAGGTCGAGGATTACGAATTAATATTCTTAAATATAAATATACCTCCCAGGTTTAGCAAAACAGAACTAGCAGCAATCAACTTTATTGCCCGAGGACTAGCAAACAATCCAAAAGCTAATTATCTTTATATAACATCTTCAGACGAACTAAGATCAGAAACCTCGGTACGTATAAGAGATATTATCTCATGCGAAAAGTACAAAGAGTATTTTGATGTCGAATTAAAAAAAGATCAGAAAGCTAAAAACCTTTGGCGAACGGACCAGGGCGGGGGACTAAAAACAGCAACTATCTTCGGACAAATAACAGGATTTGGAGCCGGTCAAATGATTGAGATTAATGAAGATTTAGAAGATTATATAAGAGATTTCGAGGGCTGTATAGTTTTGGATGATATAAATAAAATATCTGACTCTGAAGATTTGAACATGAAAAACACTAAGGCAAATGAAATAATCTTCAGTACTATCCTATCAAGAAAAAACAGCAAAGATACTCCAATCATAAATATTCAACAAAGGGCCGGCCTTGAAGATGCAACCTCAGTACTTTTAAAATTCTATGAAAACAATAATAAATCTAAGAATTTAGTTTTGCCTGTAATATATAATGATAAGCCTCTTTGGGAATGGAAATTAAATATAGATGATATAAACGAATTAAAAGATTCCTCGGAAACATCACATACTTTCGATACTCAATATATGCAAGATCCTAAACAGTTAAAAGGACTTGTATTTCCAGAAAGCGAATTAAAGCGTTTTAAGCTATCTGATTTAAATAATGGAATAGAATATGAACGAACTTCAGCTATTGATACAGCAGACGAAGGAACCGACTTTTATAGCCATGTCGACAGCCTAAAGGATAAGAACAAAGTTTATATTATTGATGTTGTATTTAACAAAGAAAACTTAAAGATTAATAAACCATTATCTGAAGCACAATTTAGTAAGAACAGGATTGAGAATTGTGTAATTGAAACAAACAAAGAAGGAAGTTTATATATAAGCGGATTAACAGATGATAACCCAAACGTAAGTTTTTACGGTAAATGGAATTCAACAAAGAAGTTAACCAGGATATTAGTTCAATCAGGATGGATTACAGAATATTGCTATTTTAGAACTGACTATGAAAAAGGATCTGCTTATGATAAGTTCATGAAAAATCTTACTTCATTTCTAAAAGAAAGTACTAATAAAAATGATGACGCCCCCGATAGTTTAGCTTTGTTAGCTTGGTATGTCAGAAGCATCTTGTCATAATTTAAATTAATTCAATTCGATCAGTATCAAATCATTATTTTCCTTTTTTATCAAGTGCATAATTTGTTATCTTTCTACCTTTTGGTTTTTCTGGTACTGGTGGTTTTTTAATCTTAATCATTGTATGCAATTCCAATTGACCAGCTAGATACTTCTTTACTTTTCCAGGCATCATTGGGTCGCCAATGATTTGCTTATCCATATAAGAAATAGACAATGACATAGAATCAATTATATTCTTGCACTCTCTTTGGTGTATCTTACAAATATTTTGCAAATACTCAACAGTTAATTTGTCGCTACTTATGTTCAAAATGCGTTCATCTATCCAATTTATCATTTCGTCTACATAAGCTTCATCGTGCTTTTTTGCCTCTAATTTTTCATTCATTTTTATATAATTTAGTTAAACAATATGATTATTGTAATTCAATAAGTTTAGTTAATTCAGATATTTTATTTAGTTAAGTTTAAACAATAATTAATAATATCTACTACATCAGATTCTTTGTATACGATTTCTTTCCCTTTAACAGTTTCACCGTGTTCATGTGTTTTAAATAGTTTTTCCTTTAATTCTTGGGTGAGAGAGTGGTAAGTTAGTGGTTTATTTTCAAACGGTTCTGCTTTAAATGAAAATATAGGTGTAATGCCTTTACCGCAATTAAAACATTTTTTTATGATACCATCTTTATTAACATTAAGTTTGATATTACATATTGGACAAGTAGCAATCAATATAGTTTTCTGATATTCTTCATTATATTTATATTTAACTGTCAAGATATTATTATCAATACTTAATTTAGCTACTTTACCAATAGGCTTTGAATTTTTCGAATGGTGTTTTATCTTTTTAATCTGTTTTTTCTTTTTCATGGTTATTTTTTAGTTATTGTATAATAAATTTTCCTCACAGTCTCATATTCAATATTCAATTCAGTAGCTAATTCATAAAATACGGTTTCCTTTTCACCCCTCACTTTAGCCTTATTAATTCTGTTAACAATTTCATATTTAATTTCTACGCTTCTTTTCTGATATCCGGTAAGTGATGTTGAGATAAAACTAAAGGGAATGTCCTTAAACTCTTTCATTTCGCAAATGTAGTAAAAAATTGCTACAAAACAAACCAATTATATTAATTAAATTTGGAAAAATGTTAAAATATGGACGTAAAAAGGTGGGTGAGTAGCCTATTTACTAAGATAAGAGACAATAAACTATTTTATAAGTACGGAAATCTTAACCCTACTTGGCTAAATTTAGGCAAAAACAATACACTTTTAAACGCTTATTATGAGATTCCAGAGCTAAACGCTGTAATAAATTACGGTGCTGAGTCAATTAGTAACGGAATATGGAAATACCAGAACGAAAAAGGAGAAAATGAAGATCATAGTTCTTTGAAATTACTGAATAATCCCAATCCCGTACAAAATGGTAAAGAATTATTAAAGGACTTTTATGTTTATAAAGCTGTATTTGGTAATGATTTTATATATAAGCTTTATCCTGATGGCCGAAAACCAACTTTTGATAATATAAAATGTCTTTATAATATACCAGCTCAAGAGATGTCGGTTAAAATGACTGGTAAGCTATTTCAACAAACTGAACTAAACGAAATAATTGAAGGTTATCTATTTGGAGGTCGGGATGGTCATAAATTTGAAACCGAAGATATATTATTATCAAACGACATTGGAATAAAATATAAAAATGGTCAATATATCTTAGGTCAATCTCGAATGATAGGATTAAGCAAAGCATTATCTAATATTATTGCAGCTTATGAAAGTAGAAACGTTTTATTAAATAGTCGTGGAGCCATTGGAGCTTGGGTTAATGCTTCAAAAGACGCAACGGGTGCAACTTGGGCCTTAAGATCGGAGGAGAAAAAAGAAATAAGAGACCAAGCTACAAGAAACTACGGGCTTACTAATGGCAAGTCTGCTATCATGGTAACAAATAAGGATATACGCTGGGAGGGTAACACTTTTGATAGTCGTAGATTACAATTAATGGAAGAAACTGAACAGGACTTTTATAAAATTTGCGATGCTTATGCCACTCCAAAAGAATTGTTTTCAAATACCAAAGGCACAACATTCACAAATAAAGACAGCGCAGAACGTTCATTTTATAGAAATAGGATTATTCCGGTTGCTGAAGATTTGGCAAATGGATTAACAAAATTCTTAGTAATAGAAAAAGGGAAATTAATATTAGACTTTTCACACCTTGAAATATTACAAGAAGATGAAAAAGTAAAAGCTGAACGAAATTCTAAGAACTCACAAACAATATTAAGCATACAAAAATCAGTTAAAGAAGGAAACACAAGCGAAGATTCAGGAATACAAATATTAATGTATTTATTTAATATGTCAGAAGATCAAGCAAAATTAATACTAGGAAAAAATGGAATTATCACAGATTGAAATATTAAAGCAAAAGAAGTTAAATACTTTTTACCAGGTTAAATCTGAAAATCCTTTTTTAACAATTAAGGATATTGATTTAACGAAAAGAATTATAACAGGGTTTTATAATACAGCTTATTATTTTGATAAAGATTGGGACGTTTTAATTCCAGGAGCTGCGAAGAAATCTATTTTAGAACGTGGCCCCGATTCAAATTCAGTTGGTAAAATCAAACATGCTTTATTCCATGACCTCACAAAATTGCCTGGTAAGATATTAGTACTTGAAGAAAAAACTATTGATAACATCACAGGTATTTATTTTGAAACAAAAATGCTGAATACTACTGATGGAAATGACACACTTATTAAATACCAAGAAGAGGTTTACGATAATCATTCCATTGGGTTCCGTTATTTACAACTTGAATATATGGAAGAAGATTCAGATGATTGGGATAGGGTATTGCAATTATTAATAAATCCCGAAGATGCTGAGAAGGTGGGTTATCTATGGCTTGTTAAGGAAATCGATTTATATGAAGGATCCACGGTTGCATTTGGCGCAAATCAATTAACTCCTTATCTAGGTTCAAAGTCAAGTGATCCAAATATTGTAAAAATAAAACTATTTGAAAGAATAGATTTATTAACTAAGCAATTAAAAACCGGAACCGTATCTGATGACTCAATGAGAAACTTTGAATTACAAATATTACAAATAAAACAAATGATTAATGAATTCGAGCCGTCTAATAAATCCACTCCAA